CCTCGATGGTGCCATCATTCACGATGAAGTCATCGCAGTCATCTGCCGTGATGGAGTTCTCGGTCGGCCCGCCGAGGTTCTCAACGCCTGGTCGCTCGATCCAGATGATCTTGCCATCCCACCACCTCACCATTTCCCGTTCGTTGGGGAAACGGACATCGGTGATGGAGATGTTGCGCTCGTAGTCCCCGGTGGCCTTGGAAAGGTCAATGGTTGCGCTCAGGTGGTCTACGAAGATGTAGGGGCTGATGTCTCGAGCTGCCATCCCCAATTCTTGCAGGAGCCTTCTGACTTCCGGCGCTTCCCTCTTTGCCTTGTCCCAGCCGACCCGCTCAATGACCTCTTTGAGCCGGACAGCATCCCCCTCGTGGGTCTCGTAAAGCACTGGGTCGAGCCGGAGCAGCATTTGTCTCAGCGCATCAGCGAAGGCGAATGTTGGATACGACAATGCCTCAGCAGCAGCGTTCTTCCCTGCGCCAGCGAGTCCTGCGAAGCCTACGATCATGGTGGCCCTTTCTGTGCAAATTTTTTCTTGCCCCTCACTTGCAAGCCTAGTCGCTCCCCTGTATGGTGTCAAGCGAACCACCCGAAGATCCAACCCGGTTATCCGGTTGACGGTGGGGACATTCTTAGGGTTTGGGGTCTGAACTGCCCGGCCCCAGCCCCTAAGACCAGACACGCCAAGCGAGAGGAATGACTGAATGGCGATTATCAGAGGGCCAAAGCCCAGCAATAACTACGTTGTCGTGAGCAACGACATGGCGAGGAATGACCAACTCTCGTGGGAAGCCAGGGGGCTGCTGCTCTACCTGCTGTCCCACGCCGAGCATTGGGAGGTCAACGTCAAGCAACTTGTTCAGCAGTCGCCCAACGCTGGTCGAGACCGGGTGTACCGGATCATCAACGAATTGGTGGAGGCTGGCTACATCGTGACCCAGCAGAACCGCAACAACTACGGGCAGATGATGAGCATGGACTACATCGTTTACGACGCTCCAGCCGCACCAGCATCCACCGCTAACGGCTCCACCGCTAACGGCTTTTCCGTTCACGGCAAACACGGATGCATAAGAAGTACTATTCCTAAAGAAGTACTATCTGTAAGAAGTACTATAAATACAACGATCATTTCGTTTTCTGAGATGTGGAAGCACTACCCACGCAAGATCGCCAAGGGAGCTGCTGAGAAGGCGTTCGCTGCCCGGTTGAAGGAGGGTGTTGACCCCTCGCTGCTGCTGGAGGCCACCGAGAACTACGCCCGCACCTGCAAGGGCAAGGAGAGCCGGTACATCCTCCACGGCTCGACCTTCTACGGCCCTGACGAGCGATGGAAGGACTACCTCCCTGGTGGCGCTGGTCTGCTAACATCAAAGCCAATGAGCGTTCTCGCAGAGTTCGCAGAGGAGGAAGAATGACCAAGAAAGAGCTTGCCCAAGTGCTCGCAGTCCTTTCCGCCGCTTACCCTCGGTGGGAGATTACCGAGGAGTTGCCGGTGGTTTACTACGACCTGCTTGGGGACTTGGACATCGCAGTCCTGCGCCAAGCAGCGAGGGAGTGGGCGATGGTCGAGAAGTGGCCTCCCACGATTGCTGACCTGCGCCAGAAAGCAGCATCCATCTGCGGCTACCTCGCCCCCACCAGCGGGCAGGCATGGGCGGAGATCATGGCCGCCATCCAGAACGGCTCCTACAACTCCTGGAGCCACCCCAGCATCTCCAAGGCAGTTCGGCAGTTCGGCCTGCAAGAGATTCGCTTCTCAGACAACCTCAGCGTGACACGAGCACAGTTCCTGAAGGTGTATGCTGAGATTGAGAAGCAAACCAACCAGCAGGTAATCCTGTCCCCCAAGTTAGAAATCGGAGCAGCCAATGACGTTTCTCGACCTCAACTACCGCCTTACCAAAACGATGTTCGACTGGGGGCAGGAGCAGGGCCTGACCATCAACCTCAGCGCCTCAACCGTTCGGTTCAGGGAGTTCCACCACAGCCAGCAAACGCAGGCGCAGGACTGGTTTGACCTCTGGAAGCGGTGGGTGCTTTCCGAGGAGCACCGTTTCGCCGGTCTGCCGGAATACCACGGCACCTACTACGCCTTCCCTGATCCCGAGCCCGACACATGGGATGGCAACCCAACCCCAATGCCCGAGTACCTTGTCCAACAAATCAACGAGCTGAAAGTGAAAATGAATGCCAACCGATAGCCCCCGCAAAGTCCGGTTCCACTACCCCGAGGTCGTAGTTGTCCTCGCCAACGGCGATGAGATCAGCCACCCAGATGTCGGGTTCACCGTCAACGATGGTCACTGTGTTATCGTTGGCCCAGACTCGTTGTGGCGGCACATCTACGCGCCGCAGACATGGAACGAGGTTTACGGCGATGGAAACCCCAAGGAGCACTAGTGACCCAGTACCGCAACAGCCTCATCCGCCTCATTGCCCCTGCGCTTGTTGGTGCGGCGACTGGTTTGTCCTCGACGGTAGTGAAGCACCTGAACCCACAACTGTTGGCCGTTATCTCGCCCGCAGCTGCTTACGCCTACTACGCCTTGGCCGGTGGGTTGGAGAAGCGGTATCCGTGGGCATCACGCTTGCTCGTGTTGCCGCGAGTCCAAGCCTCTGCCACTGTCGCCGCTGCCCCAGTTGCACCAGTCGCAGGCGGTAGCACCCCAGCAGCATGACCACTCCCGCACAGAAGCGGATGGTCATTCGGCTTCTCTCTGAAGGCTTCTCCTACCGAGAGACCGCCAAGAAAGCCGGAGTCAGTCTCTCCACCGTCCAGCGGTGGATGAACCAAACCAAGGGTGTCCCGACAAGCACCGTTGGTAAGGAGCGCACCGAGGCGAAGCGGATTGAGGAACTCCCCGGCCCCATTCCCTTTGCTGAGTTGCGCCCGGAAGCGGCCCGCGCATTAGAGGACTTTACTTACTTTCAGAGAAGGTACTTCGGGCGGGTCGCTACTCCGTGGCAGGCAGAAGCCGCCGAACGGATCGCCGCAGCACTTGACACTCCCGACGAGGAATACTTTGTCATCAACGCCCCTCCTGGCTCGGGTAAGACGACGGTGTTCACCCACGACATTCCCATCTGGCTGACTTGCCGAGACCGCAGCCTCCGAGGACTCATCGGCTCCGCCAACCAGCGAGCAGCACAGACCCACGTCAACCGCATCAAGAGAACTCTGATGCGAACCATGCCGGAGCAGGCTCCCCTGCAAGATGTCCGCAGAGGTCGAGCCGTAGATGCCGAGAGCACCGTGGCGCTGGACTTCGGGCGCTTCCAGCCACTTGACCGAGAAGTCTGGAACCGAGATGCCCTGATTGTCATGCAACACGATGATATCGGTGCTATCACGGAAAAGGAACCAACGTGGTCTGCCTACGGTGAGGACTCCGGCTTCCTTGGACAACGTTTCACCTTCGTCGTATGGGACGACCTCGTGACCCCCAAGTCCGTCGCAACGGTGGAAGCCCGAGAGAAGCAACAAGCTCACTGGTCACAGATTGCTGAGACCCGTCTGGAACCCTCCGGCGTTCTTCTGCTCCAAGGCCAGAGGCTCGCCCCCGATGACCTTTACCGCTACGCCCTTGATCTGAAGTCGGGTGAGTTTGACGAGGAGGAGGTCAAGTACAACGACCGAGGCGAGGAGGTCGTGACTGACCGAGGCGACCGGAAGTACAAGCACATCATCTTCCGAGCGCACTACGAGGACAGGTGTGAAGGCGAGAAAAGCCCCGACCACCACCCGAACAACGCTCGACCCTACCCAGAAGGGTGCCTCCTTGACCCCCGGCGCTTGCCGTGGAAGAAGATCAAGGCGCTGGAAGCAAACCCCATCAACAACTTCCGAACGGTGTACCAGCAGGAAGATGTAGACCCTGCCAACGTCCTCGTGCAGGGAGAGTGGATCTACGGCTCCGAACGCTTTCCCGGTTGCCTTGACCGTCAACGTGACCTCTGGGAACTGCCACCAGGAGTCTCCAGCGATGGCCTCATCATCATGGCCTCATGCGACCCCAGCCCCACGATGTACTGGTCAGTACAATGCTGGGCTTATGACCCGGTATCAGAGTTCCGGTATCTGATCGGGTTCCACCGAGGCAAGATGGACGCTCCCGACTTCCTTGACTTCAAGCAGGACACCGGAGAGTGGACAGGTCTTATGGCCGACTGGCAGGAACAGTCCCGCAGGGCAGGGCTAGAGATCCAAACATGGATTGTCGAGGTGAACGCCGCAGCAAAATTCCTCCTCCAATACGACCATGTGCGCCGCTGGCAAGCCAAGAACGGCGTGGACATCATCCCCCACACCACAGGCCGCAACAAGACCGACGAGGAGTTCGGAGTGCAAACACTCGCTCCGCACTACAGATACGGTAGAATTAGACTACCTGCCTCCATGCAATCCAAGCAGCGTATCATGCCGCTGATTGACGAGGTGACGAAGTACCCCCATGGACGAACGGATGACTGCGTGATGGCCCAATGGTTCTTTGAGTGGAACCTTCCAGATGTCACACCCAAGGGAGCGTATAACGCTGCCCCTGTGTGGCGACCATCATGGGTGGCGAAGTGAAGTCGCCCGAGGAAATCATGCAGATGTTCCAGGAGAGGAAGGTCTCTCGTGGACAGTGGTGGAACAAGGCCGACGAGGTGCGTCGCCACTACAACGGCGAAGTCGTAGTCCCGCTGCCCGAGCTTGACGATGTTGAGAAGCCTGCGGTAGCAAACCTGCTCTCCATGGGTGTCGAGCAGATGGCGATGCGAGTTGCCTCCGTGACCCCTGATGTGTCTTTCCCTTCCCTGCGCCCCGGCTTCAAGGCGTGGGATCAGAAGGCTCACGACTCCCGGCTCGCCATCAAGGGCATCTGGGAAATGAACCAGTGGAAGATCAAGATGCGCCGGAGGGCAAGGTTCCTCATCGCCTACGGCTGCTCACCCGTCACCATCACTCCTGTCTCCCCCAACGGCGATGATCCGAGGAAGATCCCGTTCCTCCGAGTCCGCAACCCCCTGTCTGCCTACCCCTCGGCGCTCCTTGACGCTGACTCCATGGAGCCGCAGAACTGCATCTTCCACGACCAGAAGCCTCTTCTGTGGCTGAAGCAGAACTACCCTGACCAAGCCGGACTGATCTACAAGGGCGAGAAGTTCAACGACACCAGTCTCTTTGACATCTTGGAATACGTTGACGATGAGGAAACCGTCATCATCTGCGTCGGCAGCCAGAGGAACCCCGGCACTCGCTACGAGCCGAGCCACGGCACCTCCGTCACCGCCCTCCTAGAGCGCATCCCGAACCGGGCTGGCATCTCGCCCGTGGTCTTTCCCGGCCGCGTAACGCTGGATCGTCTAGCGGGGCAGTTTGACGGTACCCTCGGGATGCACCTCCGAGCAGCAAAGTTGGACGCACTCAACACCATCGCCATCTTCCGTGGCGTGTTCCCCGAAGTCTGGGTTGAGGGCAACAACGCCGCCCGCAGCCCCCAAATCCTTCAGTACGCCGATGGCAAGCAAGGGCAGGTCGGCATCATCAAGGATGGCCGGGCACAACAGATGCTCCCCCAAGTCGGTCAAATGGGGATGCAACTCCTTGACCAACTGGAGCGAGCGCAACGCCTGAGTGCAGGTATCCCTGCCGAGTTCGGTGGCGAGTCACCGTCAAATGTCCGTACAGCCCGTCGAGGCGAGATGGTGCTCGGCAACACGGTGGACATGCCCATTCAGGAGTACCAAGAAATCTTTGAGATCTCCAGCGAGGCAGAAATCCGCCGCATGGTGGCCGTACAGAAGGCGTACTACGGCAAGAAGGCTTCCATGTTCGTGCTGCCGGGAGATGGCAAGGTTCTCCGAGAGGACTACATCCCCGACGAAACCTTCGTCACCGACTTCGCCAAAGTCACCTACCCCCTGCCCGGCACCGATGCCAACGGCCTCGCAGTTGCTATTGGTCAGAAAATCGGAATTGGCATCATGTCTACCGAGACCGGCATGGAACTTGACCCCACCATTGACGATCCTGCTCGTGAGAAGCACCGCATCATCATGGACGGTCTGGAGAAGGCCCTGCTTGCCGGAGTGGAACAGCAACTCACCCAAGGCCAGATGGACCCAGTTCTCGTCGCTAAGATTGCAACCAAGTTGACCGACCCAGAAATGAGTCTTGCCGATGCGATTACCGCAGCCCATGAGGAAGCGCAGAAAGAACAAGCGGCTCAACAGCACTTTGCTCAACAGCCCGGAATGGGCGCTCCGCAAGGCATGGCAGACCCCTCGCAGATGGCGGGTATCAACCAGACTCCCCCTGCTACACCGTCTGACCAGCAAGCAGAACCCCAACCTTCTATCGCCCCACCACCCCAAGGAGCCATGGACTTGAAGTCCCTGCTCGGCGCACTAGGCGGAGGCGCAAGTGCCGCGTAAGGCCAAGGCGAACCGTACTGACCTGAACGTCCCCAAGGTCACTGTCCCTGGACAGGACTACGGTAAGCAGGCTGCACAGGCGCAAGCCATGAAGGTCGTGCCGATGGCCGGGCAGGAAATGGCACCAGTGCAGATGGCAGCTCAGGCGGCGCAGGCACCACAAGCAGCACCGCAGGCACCCGGCCCCGACTTCTCCGCATTGAAGTTCCTGCACCCAACCGAGCAGCCCGATGTCCCTATGACTCACGGACTTGACGTTGGCCCCGGCGCAGGTTCAGAAGCGATGGGAATGTTCCGCAACCCCACGGCTTCCATCTCTAGCCAGTTGGCTGCGCTCGCCAGAAGTCCCTACGGCACACCGCAGATCGCTGCCCTCGCACAGACACTCCAGCAAGCAGGTCTGTAATGGCTCAACCAGTTGAAGGTTCCTCGGAGGACATCCAACAGGACTACGCCAAGAACACGGCTACCGCTGCCGAAATTCAAAAGGGTGTTGCTCAGGGCATTATCAAGCCCACTCCGACACAGGAGCAGCAGCAAGAGCATGGTCAGTACACGACCATTACTCCAGGCAAGCCAGTTGAACTTCCTTTTGGCCTGACAGTTAGCACTCAAAAGCCCATTACTGGTTTGGGCAAACAGGGTCTCATGCCCGGCATGACTGCCAACCAACAACTTGCCGCCGCAGATGCTCGGGCTGAAGTCAACAAAAACCATCAGAACTGGCAAATGAACGCTTCGCTTGGCTCGACGCTTCAGAAGGCTCCCTATCTCGTCAACCACCCCGAACTGTTGTGGGCCATTGTTCACAACCAAGACTTGCATGGGATGGTCAACCCACAAGACCTTGCCGGAATTCTAAAAGCCAAGTCGTTGTACGACGCAGCAATGAAGTCCTACGCTCACCAGACTTACTTTGACTTTGAGCAGTCGCAACTTCCGAGCGCCCACTTGCTCCCCGGCCTCATGGAGCATGTCGGCGGCAGCATCCAAGACATCATCAAGTCCATTCCCGGTGGCACAACCTTTGAGAAAGATGTCGCCCTGCCGGTCATGGGCGCAGCCGGATCAGTCCTTGGCTCTCACCCACTCAGTTGGGCACAGGGTCTTGACGAGAAAGCCAAGAAGCAAGTAGACGGACTTGGCCCCGCAGCCATCGGCCCCTCCAACATCCTCGGTGGCATTGACAGCGTTCTCGGGATGCTCAACGGCCTGTTCTCCGAGCCATCGCATTTCTACCGCTACTACGAAACGGTCAAGCAACTTCACGGTGAGGATGCCGCCCTCGCCGCCACAATGCCGATGATCCTCGGCGCTGGTGCAGGCGCAGCCGCTGGTCTTGCCGCAGGTGCTACTCCTGGTGCAGAAGAAGCAGCTCCAGAACTGGTAGGCGTTGCCGAAGATGTTGGAGCCACCGCCGCCGATGCTGCCGGAGCAACAAGCCAAGCCTCCGCTATTGCCAAAGCCATTCAAGAGATGAAGGATGCCGCTGCCGCAGTTAGAGCAGCAAAGCAAAACTTCTCCAGTCAGATTGAGCAAAGCGCCGCATACGAGCGGTTCCTCAAAGCAAAGATGGCAGTTGAGCGAGTTGCCGCTCCAATCACCCGTGTCACCAAGCCAGTCACCGATGTCACCGGCAAAGTCATCAACAAGTATTCCATTGGTGGAGCAGAGCTCGGTGGGCAACTTGGCGGGCAAATTGTCTACCCCGACATTTGGAAAGCCACCCAAGACGGAACCAAGTGGGCGAAGGAACACCCGAACCTCGCTCCCACCTTCGGTCAAGCCATCCTCGGGCGACACAACTTCGCCTCTGGTGTTGTGGACTTCCTCATGTCGGTCGGAGGCCAAGACCCTCTCGGCGCAGCAGGCAGTTTCATTGGGCAGGCAAAAAGCGCAGAAGGTCTCGGCGGCATCTTCAACAGCATGTGGTCGGGAACTGCTTTCTCCAACGTAGACAAGGCCTACGAACAATACGGCGGTGTAAAGCGCAGCCTTGATGCCATTGTAGAAAACATTGACTCTCCGACCATGATCGCTCGGATTGACCCACGCCTAAATGATGTTGCAGGTATCTTGTCTAAAGCCAAGGTGGTTGATGCTGCCGGGGAAGTGGACAAGGCAGCAACTCTTGAAAACGTCAAGGATGCGTTCAAGCAACTGTCGGCGGTAGACGAAATCTTCACCACCGGCAAATTGCCCATGAGTTCTGCCATGGTGCTTCGAGCACGAATGATGGACACTAAAGCCAAGGGCTTGTTCAAGTTCATGCCTTCGTTTGCCAAGTTCTCGGGACACCGAGACGAGTGGGGTGTCTCTAACGACCACTTCACCCTTGGAGATGTCGGCGTTCTCCCAGCACTCAACAACGGTCTGCGCCACCTTGGGTTCAACAGGGAAATCGCAGATGCGGTGACTGACCACCTTTACAAGACCAAAGACCTTGGCGAGTGGATGAACGTCTACCGCACCGTGGTCAAAGGCAAGTACCAAATTGAAGCAGTCAAGACGCTTGCCGGAGCACGAGCCGCCGCCAAACTTGCACCGTCAGACTTCCAAGGGTTCTTTGAGGAGAACCGCCTTGATGCTTTCCTGCAAGAGTTAGACCCATCTCTCAACGAAGCAATTGACAAGGCCACCACTGAGGTCATGGGCTACGGCGGTGTGAACGCCGATGGTCAGTATCTCCAAGTCGGTCGGTCAGACCTCAGCCCAGTCGGTAGAGCTGGCGAGGAAGGTATTCGCTCCTATCGAGCAGGTGTCTATCAAGATGACCTCGGGCGCATCCGCCTCCCCAACTACACCACTTTCAACAAGGCACTCCATGATCTTGTAGACCACCTGCACAACAGCGTCGTGAAGGAACTTGACGTTCCTCTCCGTGTAGCACTTGGCGACAGGTACGCCGAGTTTGCCACCGCCGCCGCCGAAGATGGCATCGTGCTTACAGGCGACGAACTTGCCCCTGTCTACAGCGCAGGCCAGAAGTCTATGAAGATGGACAGGCTAATGGAGTCAATGAATTACTACATTGACAAGGGCCAAGGTCTGACCATGCGTGGTGTCTATGCGGTGAACAGCGTAGTCAATGATCACATCTTCAAGCCACTCGCCCTTGCCACTGGTGGCTGGGCAACTCGTGTGTCTGCATCTGAAGGTCTGCTCAACGCCATGCGCCAAGGGCCGATCAACATGAGCCTCTCGCACCTTGCCCAAGCTGGCGCTCGACACGAACGCGCAGTCCAATACTGGGGCGCAGAACTCAACCGCCGTGGTGTGATGGACATGGCTGCTCGCATCAACTATGTCATCGGAACCAAGGTATTCCGCATGAGTGACAACAACATGCGCTGGATGTCCTCGGAAGATGAAATGGGCGCTTTCATTGCCACGCTTCACGGCGTTATGGCCGGAGTAGAGTCCAGCATCCTGAAGGGCCTTGGCAGGCAAGAGTTTATGGACGCTGCGATCAAATCGCTCTACCTGAACCAAGGCCACATCGCCCCTCAGATGTTGGAGGGCGGTCACTCCATGGTGAACGACACCTCAATCCCAACCAAGGGTTCAGTCATTGGTCAAGACACTTCGGCTAAAGATGAGAAGCCAGTCGCCGCTTTCTTCCACCGTGATCGAGCACTTGACGGTGCGTACTACTCCAAGCGTGTCCGAATTTCCAACGACACTCACCGAGCCTTTGACCCTGCCGAGGATGGCTTTGTCACTCGACGGATGCTGTTCGCCAACAAAATTGGCCGTGACCCGGCAATGAGGGCTGCGCTTCCTCCGATGTACAACGCCTACGACGCTGCGCTAAAGGGCGGTGCTACTCGTGCGGAAGCATGGGCAGAGGCAGAGAAGGTCGGGGTCAAGGCGCACTACGACTTCATGCAGTCGCTCCCCGAAGCAACTCGCAAGATCTTCGTGCGCCAAGATGGTTGGACTCCCACCGATGCTCAGTGGCTTGCGGAACACCCTGGTCTCTCGCCGGAAGAAGCGCACTCCCAAGTCGCCATTGACGGTCTGAAGCAACTTATCGTCGGCCCTGAGCATGTTGAGCATCTCGGCGGGCAGTACCACGACACCAAATTGTTCAGCGACCTCGCCAACCGGCGAGTAGCCAACAAGACGTGGAAGCAGTTTGCGGACACCTACCACGCTGACGATACTGGGCAAGGGTTCCCCACCGGCTACTTCAGCCCCATTGTCGGCGGAGCTTCCGACCCTCTCAACGGCAACAAGTTCAGCAATCTGTTCGTTCACTTTGGCGAAGCGGTCAATGAGAAGATGACCGGCAACATCGTGACTCGACTCAGCCGTGAGCCGGTGTTCATCGTGGACTTCGCTAGGGAACTGAAACTCCTTGACGGTAAAGTCGCCGCAGGTATCTTGACCCAAGAGCAGGCGGACACGATGGCTCTCGCTCGTGCCTCACAGACCATGATCCGGTTTGTTCACAACCCTTACGACAAGTTGAAGTTTGAGTATGGGATGCGAATTTTCGCACCGTTCTACTTTGCCCAAAACCAAGCATGGCGGCGTATGGCTCGGCTCGGAGCCGTGGACATTGGAGCCTTTGAGCGGTACATCAAGACCATCTCCCAAGTCCTGCACTATTCCTACGCCGCAGGCCAATCGCAGGGTGGCTACCCCACGGTTCCGGTTCCTGGCTCGGCATGGCTGGTTGGTTTCGTGACCAAGTTCCTGACCGGCACCGCAGTCCCCATCGGCATCAACTTGTCGCTGGACTCGGCGCAGTCAGTCCTGCCCATTTCGCCGCAAGACAGCGCAGACCCCACCAACGCTTTGACTTCTCCCTCGGCGTTACTGCACTCCCTCATCCCTCGCAGCGGCCCGACAGTGAACCTGCCCCTCAAATACCTGTTTGGCATGTTGCCCCTCAGTCCCGCAGTTGTTCAGAGCATTGACGATGCAGTCATCGGCCAAGCCGGTGAAAGTTCATCCATGCTGCAAGACCTCCTGCCCAACTCTTTCATTGACCACCTTCTGCAAACAAGCGCAGGCGCACTTGGAGCGGCATGGGGAAAAAACGGCAACAACATCTTGAAGGGTCAAGCCTTCGTATCGTCGTACATCACGGCTTCCAACGAGACTTGGCGCTACATCGTGGAGCAAAAGATCCAGTCTTTCAAGGATGCGGTAGAGGCACAGCATCCCAAGTGGGACACCGCCAGCGTCAACACATTGGCTCTGATCCAGTTTGCCAACTACTACGACCCTCGCAAAAACGGCAAAGCGTATAACCGTTTGTCGGACTTGATGAACGAGGTCAACCAAGCGACGTACATGCGGGCATACATCCGCTCCGGCCTTGGCTTCTTCACCCCGCTGTCCTCCGAGATGGGTCGTGCCAATGCCAAGGTTGAGCAGCAGTATCAGAACCTCGTAAGCAAGTTGAAGGGTGACTGGATTGCTGCACAGCAGCAATGGGTTGCCGAGGATGCGTCTCGCTTGCCCTACACGATCCTCACTACCACTTCGCAAACCTCCCGAGCACAAGGCATCAGTTGGCCGGAAACACATAATGCTCTTGAATGGATGCAACACAACGATGGTTTGGTCAACTCTTACCCAGCAGCTTCTCGTTTCCTCATGCCGCTCAACACCTTGCAGTCAAGTACTAATCCCTATTACTCCATCGGTGCTTTGTACCAGTTGCAGAATGACCTGCGCCAACGTCGAGTGCCGGAGGAAATGCAGCAGCAAATTGACATTTCCATCGGCAACAACGAGTACTACAACATCATCCTTCCCTACTACACCGCTCAGGCTGGAGGCAACTCTTACGAGGGCTACAAGCAAGCAGAGAAGTGGGCGCAGACCAGTGGCCTCTCACAGAACCCTGACTGGTACAAGGCACACATGGACAAGACGGGCGGCACCAACCGCACCCTTGTCCTGCAACAGATCGCTCAAATGTTGAACGACCCCAAGGCAAAGCGCCAGCCGTTGTACAAGCCGCTATCCGAGGTTTACTCCGTATTCCAAGATTTCGCCAACAACGTCGCTCCCATGTACTCATCGGCTGACCGAGGCAAGATCCTTCGTTTCGGTGGCAGCGGGTTCATCGGCCTTGACAAGATCAAGGCAAAGTATCCTGACATGACCCCCTTTATCACCGATGTTCTTGAACCCCAGTACCCCTACTACCCCAACGGATAGGCCATGGCTGAAGAACCCACAGACACCAAGGCGCACGAGGAGGCTGAAACCTCCGTCTTTGAGGCCGAAGAACAGAAGTCTCCCAAGACCATCGCCAAGGACTACATGCTTCCTATGTCCGAGTCCTCCTTAGAGGAATGGAAAGACAAGGAAGGCTTTGCTGAGTACTGCGCCCAAGTTGCTTCCGGCCTTTACCCGACGCTTGCCCCTCGACTTGCTATGGGCCTCACCACCAAGGCCCTCCTTGACCCCTATGTGGAGATGGCGAAGAAAGCCCTCGGCCCATTCGTAGAGCCAAGCTGGGATGACCCACTGTGGCAGAAGGCGCTCTCTGGTGGCACCGATCCCAAGACTGGAAGCCCCACCGTCATGCCACTGGCAGACTTCCTCACCTTTATCAAGTCCGAGCCGGGAACCGGATACGAACACACGCCCGAGGCGATGGGCAAGATCCGAGAAGCAGTTGGCCAACTCCAAGCCAACCCTCACGCTTGGGACGGAACGCCGGAACATAAGGGCGACCTTATGCAGCGCATCTCTGGAGGCAACCCACCAGGAGGCGTTGACCCCGCAGCCCTCGCACAAGGAGAACAACAGTGACCGATACTTCACTTCAAAATGCGCTCGGCCTCGGCAACAACCAGCCAAGTGCAGCCGCCCCAGTCAACCCCGACATCAAAATCTTCGGTGCCGAGAACGCCCCTAAGTTGGCGAACCAAAAAGGCATCATGGGGCAGATCGCTCAGTACCTGCGCCAAATCTACGCTGGTCACTTTGACGGGAACATGACTGTCCGAGAGAGCAAGTTGCTTGACCCCATCTCAGTCGGCGGGCCGGACAAGACCCAACTCCAGCAACTCAACACCTTGATCGGCATGGCTGGCTACGGCTACGTCAAGCCCAACGACAAGACCCCACTCAAAACTCTAAAGAGCCACTACGACTCATTCCTGTCTGCCTACAAGACCGGACTTGTCGCCAATCCCAAGATGACGATTTACGACTTCATCAACGGCATGTACCAGAAGGGCCAACTCCTTGACCCCTCAACGCTTGGCACCTCGGGAACTGGCGGTGGAGGAAGCAAGCACTACATCATTCCCCCGACCAGTCCTACCGGCCCGGCAGGTGTGGGTAGCCCTACTCCAACCACAGTTGCCACAACCTACGATGGTCTTATTGGGCAGTTGGAAAACTGGGGTTTCAACGAGAAGCAACTGGGAACCCTTGGCCCCCGAGCATGGAAGGCCATCAACTCCGGCGTGGACACCTCTAAGGGCATTGACGTTTGGCTGCGTCAGCAGCCTGAGTATGCCCAGCAATTCCCCGGCAACATCGCTCGCATCAAGCAGGGACTCCCACCGCTGGCAGAAAGCACCTACACCTCCTATGTCCAAGCCATGCAGGAGGCAGGTCGAGCAGCCGGACTTCCCACCGGCTTCCTGACAGGGAAGGAAATCGGCACCCTTATCGCTAACGAGGTGAAGCCTGCCGAGTTCACTCAACGCCTGACCAACGCGTACGAAGCAGTCCAGAAGGCCGACCCTGCGGTTCTCCAAGCCTTGCAGCAGCACTACAACCTGAAGCCCGGCCAACTTGCAGCATGGGCACTTGACCCCCACAAGGCCACCGACCTCGTGAGCCAAGAGGTTCAGCAGGCGAAGTACATGGCTGAGACCAAGATGGCAGGGTTCAACCAAGACATGAGTGCCAAGCAAGCGCAGTCCATCGCTCAGTACCAAGCAACTGCCGGAGTAAGCGAAGGCGCTATCCGCCAGCAGATTGACACGGCAGCTCGCTACCAAGCCCTAGAAGGCCAAGCACCAGGACAACAACGAGCAGGACTCACCCAAGCCCAACTCATCGGCGCACAGGTCGGCAACGACCCCGCTGCCAAGCAAGCCTTTGACATTGCTCGGGCGCAGCAGATGACCCCGATGCAGGGTGGCGGCGGAGACATTATGAACGCCAAGGGTGTCACCGGCGCAGGCTTCGCTACCGGAGAAGGCACCGCACCAGTCCGATAGAACCCTTGCCTAGTGCAGAGGGGTATCATTGACTACAAGTGAGTGCTGTCCCTCGGCAGAGGCGAGATGGCCGCTTATCCCTTGGGGGATTGCACAAACCCCAAAGGCGTATGTGTGCGTGATCTTCCGCTGCGACACCTCCTGTCGTAGTGCGTATTGGAAACGGAGCGATTGCCATGTCAGAGTCTTACGACGAAACTGTTGAGTCCCCAGACGTTCTCGACCCGAACATCCGAGAAGCCTTACGGAGTGCGAAAGCACGAGAGAAGGAACTCGCAAGTGCTCAGGCAGAACTAGAGGCGATGAGGCGAGAAGTAGCCTTCACCAAGGCCGGTATTCCAGAGCAGGGCGCAGGCGCTCTCCTTCGGAAGGCGTGGGATGGAGATGCAGACCCCGAAGCGATCCGCAAGGCCGCTGAGGAGTATGGGATCTTCGGAGCCACCCAGACCCGCCAAGAGGAAGATCACTCCGCCGAATTGCAAGCACTCGCAAGAGCGCAGGGAGCAACAAGCGGTACTGGAGTTGGCGCAGGGATGACCCCCGGCGACAGGTTCATGTCGGCTCTCAACAACGCTTCGACGCAGGACGAGATGATGGCAGTCATCCGGGACTTTGGAGATGGAACCCTCGGCTTCATCCCCGGCAACTAACCCCCTCTCGTAAAGGAGCAACATCATGGCCTCTGGCCCTAACGGAAACATCACCGGATCATCCAATGTCACTTACGTCCAGGCGGCGTACGACCGGATGGCCTACTTCTCCCTCCGCCCCGAGCTGATCTTTGACCAGTTGGCGGATGTGAAGTCGGTCAACCAGTCCATGCCTGGTTCCTCGGTGACGTTCACCATTCAGAACGACCTCCTCCCGGCTGTCACGCCTCTCTCGCAGAGCACCGACATCACGACCCAGACCCTCAGCAACTCGCAAATCGTTGTGAGCCTTGCTGAATACGGTTCAGCCGTGACCACCAACGCAGTCCTCCGTGGTGAGTCGTACGTTGAGATTGACCCCATCGTCGCCAACGTCATTGGCTACAACGCTGGTGTCAGCATTGACTCGGTTGCTCGCAACGCTCTCTCGTATGGTGGAACCCAGTTCAAGAACGTCGGTACCGCAGCCCTCAGCACCTCGCTGGCTACCAACATCGCCAACGTTGCTGCCCTGTCCACTGGTGCCACGGCAACCTACAACGACATCCTCGGTGCACAAAAGACCCTTC